AGAATTTGCTCAAACCAGTTGTGGTAAATTCTGCGTTTTGGTGAAGGTTGTGGAAGATATTGAAAAGCAAAAGTGAAAGGGTTGTACTTCGTTGTTACGAAATTTTCGGTGACAAAGTTCAAACGTGCTGATAGCGCACAGAACAAGTACAAAATGAAGAAACAGCAACCTTCCATGAAGGATAAGAGCGTGTACTTCCACGTGGGATTCCATCCCAAATGGTCAGAAAAATATGTCGCCACTCTTCTTCTGGCTGCAATCTCTACCTCATCCCCGACCTCTACAGGTATCTCAACCGGTGCGTTTGAGCAAACTGCCAAAAGGTCGTGATCAACCCGTGGCAGGTGAGATAAAATGCGTAATTGGTTTGCGCGTAAATTGGCTTCATTGTCTCTAGCTTTAGTGAGACGAGCCATGGCTTTACTGACGTTCAAACCATTTGCATCCAACAACTGGAAGTCGTTCAGACCTGAGATACGAGTGAACTGTGTTCTATAACGTTTTGGGAATTCATTATGTCTGGTTAAAAACATACCGACTGGAATGCTTGAATCAAGTGAAAATTCGAAGCCCTTAGAATTAATCACTTCCCAGTTCCCATTGTAAGTAAGATCGGCGGGAACATCACTATCAACACCGTAAACTCTCAGGATAGCGCCGTGATCCACGGGCATCCCCAATTTCCTGATATAATCAGAATAATCAAGAGTCGTAGGCTGGATAAATGTTCGTGTCGCCGGATCCTTTAATAAAGCTGCTTGAGTCAAAGCGCTGATGACGTCTGGCGTCCTGCAACATTGCTGCAACAAGTAAGTATTACTTATAAAGCAGCGAACGGTTTCCGAAAAGACTTGGTGATCATAAATATCTTGATGTTCTTTGCTAAGGCAAGCCATGGCAGAATTCAAGAAATTGACACACAAGTAGGGGTTAGGAAACCGTTGCCGTAGGGTTTGATAAGCAGCTTTGCTTATTTTATAGAATCGCTGTGGTTCAATCTCTGTACCTCGTTGATGAGAGGGGACCTGCACAACCTCTACGTCACAAACTGGTTCGAAAGGCACTTTCTTCTCTTCAACAAGTGAAGGTAATTTCTCAGCAGCTGGAGAATTTAAAGCACCAATTTGTGACTTAAGTTCGGGGTCGGTCCCGACGTCGCTAGTCAAGGATTTGGGAGTCTGAGCCCGTTGACTCTCCAAATCGTACTTACTCTCTAAACGGATAGCACGATGACTGTCACTATTTAGCGCGACGTGACCTTGAGTCTTCTCTTCGTTATCACGAAGTAGAAGGTCAGAGAACTCGTCCGATCCTGCCCAGATATCTTCTGACAGGCCTCCAGAGTTAGGAGTCTTAACTTCTACGGGCTGATTCAACGCTTCAGCAAAGAAGTCGACGTCACTATCTCCGGTTGGACTCTCATCCTCTGACGTGGCTGCAGACAATTTCATTCTTCTAAGATCGGGACGGCGGTCGATCTCGGTCTGCAGCTCTTTTGCTCTGTTGGGGCAAACTTTTTGCTTGGAGGTGTGAAAATGGTCACCTTCGATCGAACAATCTACGTGGAAAGTTATCCTACATAGTTTAGGCAACCGACTGGTTTTCTTTTTCTTTTGCTCCTTCAAGCGTTTATTTGCTCCTTGAGCTGATTTGCGTTTGTGGTAATGACCTTCCACTACGCAATTATGTGCTACGCACAATTGTAGTCCGTTGTTTTCTCGGTCAGACTCCGAGGAAGTTTGGTGGCTTCTACAGGTTTTTACAGGGCTCACTGTTGCCGTACTTGGGGCGTATAGACTCATGGTTCTTTTTAAATGCTGCTTCATTATGGCTTCCCTTGGGTTGACAGATGCAGGGTGCAATCTTACCGCGGTCGTATCGATACTGGCCAAAACATTCTAATAATAGAATGCATGGCATCTTCTCTGGTTCTACAACCTATAGTTTCAGTCAATGAGCGTTCGAGATCCCCTCGTTTCTCATAGTTCCGCTAATTAGCTTAATTTTCCCACTACACCTCGCCAAGGCGAAGGATCGTGATGCTATGGTGGTTCCATTATCTCACTTGGAGTTTTAACACGCATAGCGGATGTTACTATGACCTGGGTCTCGGCGTACCCAGGATCATATGATCTGTGTTTGGTACTAACGTCGTCGGCGTTGACGATGACGTTTTCCACGACGAGGCTGTGGCGCTCGTGTTGAAACCTGAGGCGATCGAGCCGCGGGTTTCACTTCCCGAGTGATCCGATTGGCAACGGGCATCGGGGCAGTTGGATTGTTGGCGCGTGTCTTGGGCTGGTCTAGCATGGTGGAAAAGGCATGGACACCTTTTGCTATTTTCCCACCCAAACCTGGTAGGGCGGATAAAACGCCGGACGCTGGGCGGATTAAATCTAGCATGCTAGTCCAGAAATTGGGATTGTCCTTTGCAGGAACTGCGATGGGTAGGTTTTCGTCAAGTTCACCGTATAGTTTGAAAGCTTTATCATCCCGAGGCGGGGGAAAGCTTGATAAGTCTTTCAGTAACGATAGGTAGTTCGGGGTGAACTCGATTGAGATCCAGCTCTTAATGATGAACGTTTGGGCATCTGTGCCTCCGGGGATTATTTTGCACACGATGGTGTCGAAGTTATTGTCCATAAAGCATGGCCCGCTCTTGAACAAATATTCTTCGAGTGTTTTACCGTCGGTTTCGTAAGGTGCTTCGACGGTGACTCCTTCACCAATGTTGTTATACACTGGATGGAACGGAAAATCTCCAGCTCCACCAGTGCGGTTAAACACTGTGGCGTAGAATCCCTCTTTGACAAACTGCATGTATGCTCCAGTAGTCGCAAGGTCACTACTCAATGCGCTAGCTCCAGTAATTGAAAGTTTTGTCTCCTCAAGGATGCCTGGAGAAGTACCGGGCCCAGGAGAGTTAACCAACTGGAGGGGGGTTTTGAAAATAGTGATTGATCCATCCTGCTTAAGTGGGTTGGTGGCGCACACTAGTTCCGCGGCACGTGACACAACACGACCAGAGGTTACCTCTCGGGTATTAACGCAGGTCGTAGGATTTACTTGGTAATACTCTGGAAACAAAGTGGCACACTGTGGATAATCCACAGGTCTGAGGATTGTGTTCACAGGCATATTACCATTGGGGTCCGGTGTGTACGTGGCAGTGTAGTACGCTGCGGGAACGGTGGGTGTACAGACGATAATCGTCGTCTGTTTTGGAGCGCAAGTAACCACCTTCTGGATGGAGAAGCGAATAGTGAAGCTGGGACTGCCAGCCCCATCTGGAATTTGTGCATTACCAGTGAAGTCTGGCGCAGCAGTAGCGTGTTTTAGAAAATTTTTGGAGGTAGATTTCAACATAGAGAAAAAGATGATTGTCCTTTCTCCCCTCTCAGAGCATCTCCACAAGGATTAGAAATGTCAATCTTTACTGACACCCCCCACGAGTGGTGGCCGACTTCGGTCGGATGCGTG